ATCCTTACTCATTACAGTAAACACCCCTTTGTAGTAATCCAACAGGCTTGCTATAACAGGGGTGTTTTCATATGAGGAGTTCCACTTATCCATAGCATCTAAAAATTCATCTGTAGGTGGTAATTTTGTTTCAAGGATTAATAATCCTTCGGTGGTAATTTTAACTTCAAAACTAGCTAATGTTGTTTCTTTAATCATTAGTCATCTAGTATGTCATCTCCCTTAATTTTAGCGTATTTTTTTTTAAATTGTGCATTTGATAAACCTTTAACATCTTCTCTAAACTTTTCTACAATTCTCTTTTCTTTCTTTTTTAAATTTTCCCATTCTTCATCTTTAGGAAAAAATATAGGTGTGCCAGTATCTTCTTTTTTTACCACTGGTTTTTCTCTGCTTAATCCTAACTCTACTATTTTAAATAGTTCTTCATGTGTGTAAACAATCTGTGTTTCATTATCAAAATGTATTTCCCAATCATTCTTATCTATATCGTCTAATTTGCGTATCTTAACTATTTTTTGATTCATCTTTTCCTCTAAATTCTATTTCCCCTGCTATAGCACTATAACCTGCCATATCAACGTAAGTGTCTTTTGTGCGTGTTCCTATTTTAGTTCTAGCTATTTTTAATAAAATCATCATAACAGAAACATCGTGTGCTTTTATTTTAACATCAAGATATGCCGACCATAATTTAGCAATATTATTATGATTATCAACTTTATCGCCATATTCTTTTTGCCTATCACCACCAACTATCTCAATAGCTTTACTTAATAATTCTTTTGTAATTATCATAGCTTAAATAATTCTACAATAGGAATTAAGTATGCTTTAGAACGCTTACTATCTCCTACATCTTTTATCTTATCTGAAAATTTTTTCACTAATTTTCGTAACTTACTAGTTCTAAACCAAAGTATGCAGTGCTCTTCATCGCCATTTGCTAATACATGTGCCCAATATTTAGCTTCAGTTGTAGCGATGCCACTTGGTTTGCCATAGGATTCAAACTCTACAGCTATGTTTCCTGTTTTAAACCACCAAGCTCGCTCTGTTTTAACCTCTATTGTGCCTTCCTCAATCATCTTTTTGATTCTGTTTTCTCTTTTTTGACCATACTTTAAGTCAACATCAAATTTTTTATTAGCTATCAATGTTTTTTTCCTATGTCTATCTTTTTAAATACCGGGTCAAGCTCTTGTGCATCTGGATTAACACCAGATTGTGATGCTTCTGTAAGTTTATCTATAACAGCCATCTGACCCGCCGCAACAATTTTTTCCATATCAGTGTCCAATAATTCTAATATGCCTTTCATGACGTAAAATACAGGATGTAAATCTTTATCTGATGGCATAGTATCATAGGCAACCACATCAAAACCATCTGGAACATCTTTTGTTGGTTTAAATACTAAATAAAATCTGTCTGGTAGTAAGCCTAATTCTTCTGCGGCATCTCTCTTTATAGTAGAATAAAATTTTTTTACTTCAGCCATTCTCTTGGAATCCTTTTCTCACACCATAGTATATCGTGTTTAGTGCACCATGCACCATAAGTTGTTTTACTACCTTTGTAAATCTTATTATTTGCATTAATAAATAAAATTCTAATATCAACTTTTTTATGTTGCTTCTTAATAAGAATATGTTTCTTTCTGTCTGCTTTATCAAACTCACCTTTAACTTCAATAAAAAATTTATATTTAGGCAAATAAAAATCTGGTAAATAAATCTTTGGGTCTGGTATGTATTTAAGTTTATGTTTTTCATATTCATAATTTATACCTTCTTTTATTAGCCATGATGCAAAGCTAATTTCTGCTTTTGACCTAAACCTCACAATAATGTTTTTAATTTATATTTACTAATGTTTGAAAGATGACCTTTAAATATTTCAAATGTACCAAATGTATTTTTTTCTAATTCATTTAAAACCATTGTAGTATCATCTTGTGGAAACACAATTAGTTTACCTGTTTTTATTGCAGTAATTAACCCTTGAAATCTAGCATCTACCTCATGTTTTCTTCTTTTTAAATTACCGTCTTGCCAATATCCATCTTTTGATTGATTGTCTCGATAAAATATAACATGACAATTAGGATGTTCTCTCATCCATGAAATGTTTTTTCTTTCATTATTTGTATCATCATAATAAATCCAAACAACATTTTCATCATTTGCTTCAACATCAGCTTTTCTAATGTTTGATAACCATAACACATTCATAAGTCTGTAATCTCCGTTGTTTTGAGCTTACTATACCAAACAACTGGTTTAGCTTTTGCTCTTGATGTTATTTTAGGATGCATCTCAGCATTTGGCCAACAATGTTTTTTATATCCACAGTAACCACATATAGTATTTAGTATTCTATTACCAGTTTCTTTTTCAATTCCTTTATCTTTTCCTGTCCTTACTTTATAAGTTTCTTTTGTATCACTAAAACATTTTTTAAATTTTGCATCTTTATTTATTTTATTTATATTACTTGATATTCTTTTTTTAGATTCTTTTATTTCTTCTTCTTGATTATCTGGTGCTTCACAAACTGCAAACTCACCTGTTACTTTATTTATTGCTATCCACCCGCCAAATTGTGATTTATCACCAGATGCGTACATCAATCCTTGGTCTACATATCCAAAGGTATCTTCCTGTTTTATACGCTCAAAACCTCCATACTCTCCAAATTTATTAGTAAAACTAGCAGGACTTGCTGACTTTATATCCCATATTTTACCATCTATTTTTACATCATAAGTTCCCTCTAATTTAATATTTGCTATATCTAATGATACAGGTTCTTGTATCTTCTCTAATTCTATACCCGCTCCTCTTAGTATTGCTATTGCCATAGCTTCTATTAAATCTCCCAATAAAAACTTTACTATTGCATTATATTCAGTTTCATATTCTATATTTTTTTTCTCTAATTGCTGTTGACATAGTGGTTTACCAACCCCCGACATTCTTAATCGCCATTCTTTTTCACCAGAATTAAATTGTTTTTCTATTGCCTTTTGACAAGATTCGCCGAACTCTTTAACGACTTCGGGGGAAAGACTAGCTTTCCCCCTTGACGCATCATAAAGAAAACTTTCGACTAACGTCTTTATCACGAAGGTTGTGCCTCAATATCAATAGCTAGGGAGTGGTCGCTATTTTTTGTTTTAAGTTTCACAGCCTCACGATGTTTCTCCATGACGGACTCATTTACCGCAGATACAGTCTCGGCAAATTCTTTTAGTAATTTCTTATCTTCATCATTTATCGCATCTACCATAGTTTTTACACTTGGTTCAACAATGAAAAAAGTATTACCAACAGTTTTTTGTTTTTTAGTTGCCATAGATATTACTGCCCTTATCATAGGTTTTCTCTGTTTAGCAAGATTACCAATGATTTTTTGGAAAGGTACGTAATTTACACCTTTAGCATAAAAAACACAAGGTTGACCTACAATTGGTTCAAACTTAGTATCATCCACATACTTGCCCTCATTAATAGTGGCTAATCCGTAGATTACTTGATTACACTTAACTTGATTACTTAATACTTTCTTTGCATCAGTATCACTTAATTCAGCAAGCTCATCCTTACTAAGTTTTCCGCACTTATAACTACCCTGTATATCTGGGAATTCGTCACTTAAACTCGGCCTTTGCACCGAAGCAACGAATGTATCTTCCGCATTATCCCAATAACTATAACTATACAATCTTAGAAACATTCTAAAATCTACCGTTTTCGCATAAACGGTTTTATCTCCCACACGTAATGAAAACCAACCTCTCGGTAATGGCTTATCATTTTCGTCTTCTGCTTGATAATTTATAGATAGTCTTGATAATACTGAGGAAGAGTCTCCACCGACTAGGCCTTGACCTGTAAGGTTCATAAGCTGTTCATCGGTAAGATTATCAAAGTTTTCTGGTATGGCAATCGCCATGTTATTTGTACTCATGATTTGAATACCTCCTTTGTTTCTAACCAGTTATTACCCATCTTCAGTTCAATACCAATAGGCATATCATATCTAACACCATATCGTCTTTCAGTTTCCTCTGGTAGACATAACATAGCGTCTTTCAATGTTTCTATTGCCATTTCTTCTTCATCTGGATAAACGTCTAATACAATACTATCATGTACTGTGTTGCAGATAATACTTTTTAAATCTCGTATTGTCAACAACTCATCTAATTTAATTAATGATATTGGCAATAAATCAGCCGTGGCAAATCCTTGAACAGGATAATTCTTAATAGCCGTAGCATTTGATACACTACCACTTGGCATACGTTCAGTATTAGGAAAATAATATGACCTCCCAGAAGGTAAGGTTACATGCCTTGTTTCTAGTGCTTCATTAATTAATTGTCTATGCCACCTAGTTACGCCGTTATATTTTTCTTTAAATGCACGATAATATTGCATCTGTTTTGGTGTGCCTAATACACCCCCATATAACGGTTTAAAAGTGTCTGCCTTGGCTACTTGTCTTGAAACTCCTAATATTTTTGCCGTAAAACTATGCACGTCTACGTTGTTTTTAACATCAGCATATATCTGGTCATCATCTGCTAAAAACCCGGCAACTCTAAATTCTAATTGTGCGTAATCACCCTCTAATATTTTACCGCCATCCCAACGTGATACAATACATTGCCTCACAGGAAACGTACCACCTCTAGGCATGTTTTGAAAGTTTGGGTTTCTAGAACTAAGCCGACCAGTTGATGTTACGCATTGCATGTATTGTGGTCTAATATAATTGTTATTGTCTTTACTCTTTTCTATGCCATCTACAAAAGTTCTAAGATAAGTTCTTATAGCAGAGTATCTCACATACTTTTCTAAAAACTCTCTTTGGTTTGCATTTATAGACGATATAAACTCTTCTAATGTAGTTTTATCCGTCTTAAATCCTGTAGCAGATGTATCAAGTGAACCTCTAGGTATTAATCGTAATCCTGCTCTTTCTTTTGTATCAATGTATATTCTGCCCTTTGCATTACAAGTTTTACAATTTCTTTTTATGTTACTGTATGTACCATCTTTCTTTTTGTATTTGTACTTACCTGTGCCAACACAATTTTGACACAGTGTTGATTTTGTTTTGAATATAGGTTTTGCTAAACCATTTACTGCATGATAAAAATCATTTATCTCATCATAGTTTGTTTTGCGTTTTTGTTTTCTTGTATTACCTCTTACTTCATAACCAATATTAAATTCTTTTGCCCATAATTTTTTATCTATAACTTTCATAGAAAAAAATAGTATAGACCTATCATCTGGTGAATCTAAATTTATTGGAGTGTCTCCCATAAGCTCGCCTATTTTTGTAAGTAAAAAAGTTTTTAATTCTTTTAATTCATTTTCGTATTGGTCTTTTATTTTGTGCAAAGCATCAACATTAATCTTAATGCCGTTGTATTCTATCTTTGCTAATACTTTCATTAGCTCCATACTTAATTTTATTGTGGGGAAAAGCCTTTGCATACTTCCTCAAATTTTAAATTTATTTTATTTAATTGTGCACATGCTAACTGATATGTAATCTCAACATCTTGTTTGCCGTATTCTTCTACAACTTCCCAAGGTATATCTTCATATGATATTTTCTTTTTTAAGTATGGGTCAATTAAATCTGTAGCTTTTAAATCTAACCCTCTTCTCTTACAACTATCAGCTAAACTAAAACCTCTTTTTAATCCTTTTGCAAATGTGTACTCTATTATCATCGTGTCATACATTCTTTCATTATATGTAAATCCACAACTAACTAACCAATTGTAATCAAATTTAAGATTATGCCCTACTAATAAACCTGTTTCATCTAAAACTTTTTGTAAAATTTGTTTTGCATCTTTT